ATTTGTGTGTAGTCGTTGAAAGTTCTTACCTCAACCCACTTATCCACATGTGCAATGGCAATGGCACACTTGTCATGCTTCTGAGCAAGGTCAGCATGTAAGAAGTATCTAACATCTTCCTTTGGCTGGAATGCTGCCTCAATTCTCTTAAAGTTGTCAATTGGATTGTGCAAGCACATGGCTTTCTCCAACTTATCCTTTTGCTTAAAGAATGCATCAGACATGAAGGAAGGAACGCAAGCAAAACGCTGCATTGCATCACCAAAGTCTGTCATGAATGCAATCTTAAAGTCTTCAATGCTTCTTGTTGGATTGGCTTCCCATGTGGGACGCTTAATTGCATATACCCCTGGATACTTATAAGAAAGAATGTGATCCTCTGTCCATTCAATTGTGAACTGATTATCCTCTTGATCTTCTGGAAGTTCTGGGTTGATAGTAAATGTATGAGACTTGTGCTCAACATCCTTTTCAGCAACCACTTCGTCATAACGCTTGGAGATAAAGTCTCCTGGATAACGAGGGAATGAAAGAAGAACTACCTTACCAAAATCTGGGAAACGTGAATCGACAGAAGCACGGAATGCCTTATAGATAGCATCACCAGTCTTAGCATTCTCATTACCTGATGCAGAGTCCTGTGCAAAGCCTGAAATCTCGTCAAGGATGGCTAGGATCAGGTTAAGACCCTCGTGGCTCTCTCGCTCTGAATGTCCTGAGTAAACGGTAATAGCCTTATCAAACTCAATGCTGTCAGCCTTTGCATCAAACTTTCCTGCAAACCATGGGGTACGTGCAATCTTACCCTTAAAACCCTTGAAGAAAACGTTCTTCGCCTGCTGTGCGTTGATAGCAACGTTGATAATATCAATAGCGTCCCCTGGTGGCTTACCAAAGTATTTTGCAGGATCTCTTAGGCACATAAGTTTATACACAAGATATGCACAACCGATAGTTGATGTGTGATCTTTTCCAGATCCCTTGCCCAACTGCAAAAGAACTTCTGACTTAGTGTACTTCTTGTAATGCTTGCGACCTTCTTCATCACCCATGAATCTAATTAGATCTTCTAACTTATAGATCTGACTCATTGCCTCCACAAGATCACGCTGAATCTGAGAAAGTTCTGGCTGATCTAGATATTGAGGATCATGAAGAAAGGTGTCAAGATCTACGGGAACTTCCTCAAAAGGAGAATCGTCAAGTGCATCAAAGAAATCAGAAAAATCAAGACTCATGAATTACTACAGCCTCTCCTGTGGGACCAGATACCTCCGCTAGACGCTTGAGAACCTTTGGCTTGCATACCGCACATGATCCAGAAACTTCCTTAAGAACACTCATCAATAATTCTTGCTTACGCTCTGTCTCAAGTAGTTGGTCTGCAAGTTCCTTGTTCTCTAGTAGCCCAGCCTTCTGTAGCATATCAATGCGCTTAGACTCAATATCAAGAATTAGTTTGATTGCAGCAGTCTTTGCAGATAGGTTGCTGTTAGTTGTTGCCTCGTCAATGACTTCATAGGCTTGCTTGATGAGTTTAGAGTAGTGTTGATCTGCTCCTGATAAAGCCTCGCGTGCTCGTGCTCTAACTGCCTCTGAATTGCTTGCCATGCTCTTCCACTCTCGTAGTAGAGCAGAGACTCGCGCCCTTGGTATGTCAAGTTCACGAGAGATTTCAGATTCATTGAACCCCTTGATATATTCTGATGCAACACGGTTAACTTCTTCTATGTGTTCAATAAGTTCACTCATAAGTCTCCAATTATAGCAGTGGCAGGGTAGATTTGTTGCCACCAATAGAAAATTAGGTTATCTACCCTGCCGACTACTACTTACAGTTTGCTGGGTACTTTGAGTACCAAGACTTGTACTTTGCATAAACAGACTTTGACGTATAGTTCGCCTTATGTCTGCCTTGACCATCAATATCCCATGGATAAAAGGTCTTACCATGCTGCGAAATCTTATACGCAACCATGATGTTGTATTTGCGTGTGAGCAACTTGTGTGTGTTCCACCAAGGTTGATCTGACCACGCTGCGCGGTTGAATTGGAAGACACCATAGTCTCCAGTAGAAGAAATTGCGTTAGCCCTTCCTCCACTTTCACGCATAGCAACTGCCCATGCGATCCTCAATCCCTTACCCTTAAAACCAGCATTCTTCAATTCCTTGACGAGCCAGTTCTTACAGGTATTGTTTGGCTTTGACTTAGCCTTTGTTTTGTTAACGACAGGCTTATCCAAAGCCTCCGTCGCAATAGGTGCATTTGACTTAGCATACACCTGTTCGGTTGAAGCAGCACTAGCGGAAGCCGTAACCAAGGTTACTGCCATGATGCTAGCCATAATTCCTCCTACCAGTTTCGTTTTCGTCATTTGATTCCTCCTTGCGGCGGCAACTTTACTAGCCTAACATATTTTGCTAGGCTTGTCAATTGGTTTATGGGTAATCTTAAGTTGTGACAAAGTTCACACTAAGTTATTTTTTATTATATTAAGCACAAATTTATCTCTTTTAGATTGCTTAAACCTAGCATATCTTTTTGCTAATGGAACCCTTGGCTCCCACCATCCAGCAGAACTACAAGACTTTGCTGTAGCCATAAGTTCATTTGTCATTGTAAATCTTTTTAGGATTATATTCTTATCAGTAAAGAACTTTATATAAGCCATTGGCTCACCCTCCTCTAAAGATACCTGTGTCATTCCAGGCCAAACATTGAATTCCATGTGAATTGGTCTAAACCAAGATCCACAATTATATACACCTGGAATAACTGTTCCCCATGATTTATGAGATGTGCTAGAGAAGTATGGATCTGAAACCATTACATCTAAGTCTTGCTCTGCAAAGAATACGATTGGATGTGAGAATGAGGTTACAAGTTGATTGCTAAGGCTAGGTGGACGATTAACCACCCACTTACCTCCACCCCCATCCATTTTAGAAGAAACATTTCCGTCTTCTATAATAAATGATGCTGATGAATTAAGTGGAGCCTTAATAACAAAAAGATTCTTTCCTACATCAATAAACGCTGGGCAGCGCAAGAAATTATCGTCTGGATTATTTCTGTTCTTGTTGATAGAAACTTCACGCATAAAACTTATTGGCTCTTCAAAAGTAATGGACCAGTCGGATTCACCGTCAGGAACGTTTGCCCAATAAACTGTAATAGAATCAGACATTATCTTCCAGACTCTAACCTTTTAATCTCATCAGTAATATAGAACACTGCCTTCTTCAGATCCTCAATGTGCTTATCTTCATTCTTTAATCCTGCACGCCAAAGATACTTGATGGCATTTCCAATATTGTAATTACGATGACGAACAATCTGAATACACTCTACCCCGCTAGGATCACTCGTATAGTGTGCGGGATGATTAACCATATCTGCCATTATTTTAATCCAAACTTTTTCATTTGACGGTAAATTATTTGTAGGCTTACCCCACATTCCACAGCAATCTGCTCTGGAGTTTTCTTATCTAAATATAGACGCTTCTTCAAATATGCTTCGCTATGATGAAGTCCTGCATTCTTAGCCATAGTTTAGAATACCTTTCCCCAATTGTCAAGTGCCCACGCTCCAATAGCAATAGCATCAGCAACATCGTCATCATCAACATGAATGTTAAACTTATCATTTACATACTTGATAGTTCTATTCTTTCTAAATTCTCTTTCCTTGGACTTATACCAGGTAGAAGACTTATCGGGAAATTGATTCTTAATCTCATTCTTTTCTTCTACAGTTAGCCTCTTATTGCCAATCCAGTTTTGCCATTGCATAGGACTAACGCTAGCGATATGACTGGCTCCCGTCAATGATGCACAGGCTACAAGAGCACCATGGCTCATAGCAAGATTCGCTGCCGTCTTCGGTGAGTTTAGATAGATTACTTGCTCAATAACAATATACTCAAGTGAATCAAACTGATTAAAAAATGCTTGTGTCTTGTGGGCTGTATCTACAATCTTCTCATAGATATCTCCTCCAAAAAACTTTACCTTACCAAACTTTTCTAACTTTTCATCCTTAAAGTATGCAAATGCAAGGCTGTTAGTGCTTGCATCAATAGCACAAAAGGACGAGGGCTTACTCTTCAAGTCTTTCATATTCTATCAACCCCTTAAGTTCTTTTAAAGCCTTATCAACCTGTTTAGTGTTTACCATACACCTTCCACAGAATCCACTAGGATTATAGATGCTGATTATTGTTCCACATCCACCAGAGCACCTTCGCTCCTTCTTAGCCATTTTCTGTCTACGCTTGACCTGGTATCTTTCACTAACCTTTTCTTTTGTTGCGAGTTCCCTGCATTCTGAAGAACAGTAAATTTGATAACTTACATTAGGCTGGAATTCATTAGAACACCAGGCGCAGATCTTCATGCAAGATACTCCAAGGGCTCAATCTTAATAGTACCCTTATCAGCACTAGCACAGGCATCTCTAATTGGGCATCCACCACAAACCTTTGAGTTTGAGCGATAAGTCTTCTTTGGGATATCTCCACTTTCCCACTGCTTACGAACAGTACGCATCCAGTCGAATGCATACTCTCCCCAGGCAACGAGTTCTGGAGTTGGCTCTACTGTAATAGCATGTAGTTCATGTGAGTTCTTATTCTCATAAAGAAGAATTCCTAGACGCTTGCCAAGAACCTTCATATAGATGACCAACTGCATAAGGTGATATGACGGTGGCTTTGCGTGCTTGCGATAGGCAAATGATTCTTCACGCATGGTCTTGATTTCTACAACAGGCTGCTCTTCTTCCCACTGAACAATAGCATCAGCAAAACCAAAGATGGGAGGGTCTTGTGCGACAATACGCTTCTCCTTCTCCACCATGATTCCTGCGTCCTCAATAGCCTTCTGAATGCGCTCATGACCCATTGTGCCACTACTCATGTTGGCAATGGCATAAGCATCGTTATCATCAAGAAACTCTGCTCCTGAGAATGCGAGGAACCAGTATCTTGCACATGCTCCGTTTCCGTAGACAAGTGCTGAGGGGCTAAATGTCTTCTTAGTCTTAAAGTTATATCCATTGTTTGCAGTATAACCCTCTTCGATCTTTGTGATAAAAGCCTTAGTATCAATAGCACCCTCTGGCTGCTTGTTGATTACCTGCTTTAGAAAATTCGTTGCCATGTTATCCCTTTGTTAGATATTTAAGTGTAGCGCAAACCTTGTCGATTTCCGATGCTGCTGTGTAATAAAGATTCTTCTTTGCTCTGTCGCTCTTGTCTACGTTAGCCATCCACGTAGCCTTCATAGCCATTTTTGCTGCAATAGCCTGGAGCCTAACCAATTCAGTTGTAACGACCTGTAGCGGAACGTCTGGCTTAAAGATTACCTTAGCGATAAACTCCAAGGCAATGGTGAGTTCTGGATCATCCATGTACTCCGCAATCTCGTACAGATCATTTACCTGCTCAAGAGTTGTCATTATTCTTTGCTCTTTCTAGTAGATCTTCTTCGATGGACCATTCTACCACGCATAGACGGATTGTGCGATCCCCATCACGCAAAACTAATTGCAACATTGGAGACTTTGACCTGTCTACCTTCATGGTATCTGTGCAAATCTTTGCCCAAGCATCTACTGAAATAGTAAATGACTTGTTATATTCCTTTACGTCTACGACAAACTCATCAAGACTTCCATCTCCCTTTACCATGCCACGACCACTATTCTTGTGTACCTTGGCTCCCATGCGCCTGAGTTCCGATGCCTCAGACTTGTTGGTAGCCACTAGTATCCCTTGCCATAGAGGTTTACCTTGGAGATAAACTTGCAGTCACACATCCAGGTAAAGTCATAGGTGTCTCTCCAGAATCTAGCCTTTACAACGTCTGCCTTGCACCTTTGACAAGAGAACTTTCCATCATAGTTGCTGAAAGAACTGCCCTTGCCCTTTGGCTTTGGCTTCCTTGTTGTATTATTATACTGATTCATTAGATACCTTCTTGATAAGAGCCTCTTGAATATCAAGGTTTTCTTTAACTCCAAGAATCAACTTATCTCTTCCTTGGTAACGCTCGCCTTCAACTGTATACCAAGCGCCACCCCTCTCAATGAACCCCAGCATTTCTGCTGTATCAACTAAGTCTGCGATGGTATCCACACCAACGTCAGCGCCTCTGAAGTAGAAGTCATACTCGCCACTTTGGAATGCTGGACTAGTCTTGGAGAACTGAACATCCCAGCGCACCTTGCGACCAACCTTTTCCTCAATGATCTTATCTCCAACGTAGATCTTGCCCTTGATGGCTTGATTGTCTGATTCTGATGAGAACAACTTGATGATGGTGGATGAATAGAACTTAGTCGCCATACCTCCAGTGGGCTGCTGAGAGACGTACATTGCACCAATGTTATTACGAGCCTGTGAGATGAGAACTAGCAGCGTAGGCTTAACTTGATTATTAGCATAGTTAAGCATCTTAACTGCGTTAGTCATATCTCGTGCCTCTGCACCAATCTGCTTGGTATTCTCCAACTGCTTTAGATCAGTTGAATCCTTCTCAAAGTAGATTGCAGGGAGGAGGGCAGAGATACTATCCACAACAATAATGTCTACCCCAGCCTTCATTAGATCTGTACCAACATCCACCATATCGTTCATGGTGCGTGCTGTAGAGTGAATTAACTTGGAACTGTCTACGCCTAACTGTGAAGCCCATTCTGGGGAGTACGTCATTTCTGCGTCGATCCATGCACACACCTTACCTTCCTGTTGTGCCTGAGCAATGAGTTGCAGGCAGAATGAAGACTTACCAGCAGACTTATTTCCCCATACTAATATCTGACGACCATATGGGAATCCACCGTTAAGAGCACGATTTAATCCAAAACTTGGAGTCTTAGCAAAGTGTGTTTGCTCAATCTCAGACCCCAGGGAAATCTTCTTACGCAACTTAGGGTTAAGTTGAGCAAGGATCTCATCAATGTCGCTCACGCTAGTACCCCGTGCATCTGTGGGCGTGACTTATTGATGTTTGTCTTATTTACCAAAGCCTTCGCAATTGACTCTTTAGTATAACCATCCCTAACCAGACCAGCCCAGAGATCAAGAGTGCGAATGAGAATATCTGCAAGTTCTTCAACGACCTGTCCATCTCCCTTTTCCTTTCGAATAGCCTCAAGCACCTCAGAGCACTCTGAATGAATCATAGCGATTTGCTTGAGATAAAAGATTGTTCCATTGTTGGGCTCCCAAAAGCCCTTCTCTACTGCGTTGTTGTGAATCTGAAATGCTAGTTCGTCAATATCAACTGCCATTTACTACCTCCTGAAATACCAAGTCCTCATCCTTTGAGAGACTGTAATTAATTTTGTATGCATTGCCCTCTTCGATTCGGGTGTATGCCATTGCAAAAGCACTGGGGAAAACAATCATAGATAGAAGTTCTCTGCCACTATCTGCGACTACGAGAGATGCCATGCGCTTTCCTGCCTTAGTAATACGAGGCTTAAAGGATAGCACAAAGTACTCATCTTGACCATAAGGCAACTGCTTATAGTTTAGGAATCGTATAAGCGGTGACTTGCTTTCCTGTATCTCATCGACAGGAACTGCTTCCACGATTCTGTTAGAACCAACAAGAACAATATAAGTTCTACCTGGCTCGATGCTAGTTTCTTCTTCATCAAAAATACCAACCGATCCTGTTCCATCTAGTAGTTCTACGCGACTCCATCCCTTACCACGCTTGATGCTGCGAACAATGCCCATGAGAATGAATGCACCCTTCTCATCGAAATCATCTACGCTACTAATGTAGGCGTGGTAATGCTGTGGAACCTGAATATTAAACTCTGGCAGATTAAGGTACTCATACATATTCTCCCTGACCTTCTCGTCATCACGAGGGTTGTCTGGGAACGTAAGAGCCCCTACTGCATTGAGTGATGATAGGGCACGGCTATTGACTCCATTGCCCTTAGTAAAAGTAAACTCTTCTACTTCCTTGAAGGACTTGAATGGACGGCCCTCAATATAACGAGAAGCGATCTTATCAGAAATAAACTTAATGCTAGAAAGCCCAAAGCGGATTCCCTTTCCTTCGATCTTGAAGTCCATATCAGAATCATTAATATGTGGTAGACGCATTGGAATGCCAATGCGCTTTGCCTCAATCATGTATTCTGTGCGACCATCCTTATCCTTCTCATTCTTAAGAAGAGCAAAGATAAACTCTAGTGGATAGTAATACTTTAGCCATGCCGTCCAGAACGAGACAGTTGAGTAAGCAACCGCATGAGACTTATTGAACGAGTACCCTGCGTGTGCTTCAAAGTCATGCCACATCTTTTCAGCAGCCGCCCCACCAAGTGGCCCAGTCGCATTCCGAATAAATAACTCCTTGAATTGGTCGAACTCTGTTGCATCCTTCTTCTTTCCAATGATCTTGCGAACCTTATTTGCCTCGCCCATGGTCATTCCACCTAGACGCTGACATGCAAGCATGACCTGTTCCTGATAAAGAATACATCCGTAAGTATCTTCTGTAAACTCTTTCAGAATGCTATTAGAGTATACAATACCACTCTTTCCTTGCTTGCGAGCAATATACTCCTTACCAATAGTATTCATAGCACCTGGACGAACGAGAGCGTTGGATGCTACAAGTTCATCAAACTTATGCACACCCATCTTCACAAGAAGATTAGTGTATGGTGTTGCTTCACACTGGAATACACCCTTAGTGTGACCATCAGAAAGCATATTGTAAATATTAGGATCTTCTAGATCTACCTTGCTCAGATCTGGACGCTTACCAGTACGATCTTCAATGATGTTGAGCGTATCATTAATTACTGTAAGAGTCTTGAGTCCTAGAGCATCAATCTTAATGAGGCCAATGTCTGCTGCCTCTTCCATGTCTACTGCCACGACAGGCAGACGCACATCGCTTCCTGTTACATTGCGAGTCTCCATTGGAGCAATGCGAGAGATGGGCAACTTTGATGTTACGACACCTGCTGCGTGAACACCAGTTCCACGGATACGACCACGCAACTGATCTCCATACAACTCTACCTCTGGATACTTTTCACGGAACCACTGAGTGTTCTTAGAAGTTATATATTCTTCCCACGTATCAACTGTTTTAAGCGCACGATTAACATCAGCGAGTGGGACGTTAAAGCAACGAGCAACGTCTCTAACGACTCCCTTATCCTTAAACTGTAGGAAGGTAGCAATAGAAGCAACATGCTTGTACTGCCTTTCTAGGTATTCCTTAACCTCTTCACGACGACTATCCTGAATATCTGAGTCAACGTCAGGGAAGTCATCACGATCAATATCAATGAAGCGGAAGAACAAGAGTCCATACTTTATTGGATCAATTTCTGTAATTCCAAGCGCATAGCACACTAGCGATCCTGCGCTAGATCCACGACCTGGACCAACCATGATCTCATTCTTCTTTGCCCATCCAAGCATGTTCTCTACAACGATGAAGTATGATGCAAACTTCTTATCCTTGATGATAGATAGTTCTTCTTCTAGGCGATCAATATACACCTGATCCTTGTCAAGACCCTTCTTCTTGAGCCCTGCCATTGCCTGCTTGCGAATCTGTGCATCAGGATCTTTGTGCTCAACTGGAAGAAGGTTTAGATTACGCTGAATTGTGTACTCTTCAACCTTGTCAGCAATCTCCATTGTATTAGCAAACATATCTTCACGAGAGTCAGCACCCATAGCCTCGTGCATTTCATCTCCACTAAGAAGATGAATATCAAACTTATTAAAACTCATCATGCGATCTGCACCATAAAGGTAATCAAGACGCTTGAGAGGATCTTCAATCTTGCGAGACTTATCGTAAGTAACTTCCTTCTCAAACTTAGCATGAGTGTTGTTGATAAGCATGATCTCCTGAATTACCTTCTGATCTACCGTCGCATGATGGCAGTCAGGAGTAACGATGATCTTGTGACCTGCGGCATCTGCCAAATCAATCAGAGCACGATTCATTCCTTCAGTATTGTGAGGCATTACTTCAACGTAAAAGTCTTCACCGAATCTGTCTGCGAACCACTTAAGATGTTCTTTGGCAACTGCATAGTCGTCCACTTCAATAGCCTTATTGATGAGGCCAGACATACATGCCGACGAAACAATAAGACCCTCACGGTACTTCTCAAGTACCTCAAAGTCGATGCGAGGCTTTCGATAAAAGCCCTCAGTCCATGAAATTTCATTTAGCCGTCCTAGGTTTTCTAGTCCCTGATCATTCTTTGCAAGAATAACAATGTGATTGTAGATAAGGTCAAGTGGTGTAGTGCGCTCTGACTTATCACGACGGTCAAAGCGATCAGCAGTAATGTAGCCCTCTACTCCTAGGATTGGCTTTATACCCTGCGCTCGTGCTGCACGAACCATTGGGCGATGCCCAGATAGGGTTCCGTGATCAGTAACGGCAATGGCCTTCATGCCATTATCCTTGGCACGCTCTACATATTCTTCTGGAGTAGCAACTCCATCCATCTGAGAATAGTGAGTGTGAACATGTAGTGGAACATAATTACGCATTAAGAATACTTCTTCCTTTGCCAAAATAGTCTTTTGTATGGTTGAGTGAAAACACTAGCAATCTTTTGCTGATTGATTCTATAATCTTTTGGGTCTGGCTCAACTATCTGCATATTCCACTCTTCCCTCTTGAAAGGTATTACCTGCATCATTGGTGTGCCACGGGGAATAATTCCCTTGAATCCTTTCTTGATGAAGAAGGCGTATGGACTTCTTGTACCAAACTTGTCGGTGTCAACTATAGCAGTTACGCAATAGAAGGGCAAGTCATTCCTGTGGAAAGGATGTGTAAAAAGTGTGCTATAGCCTTCATCAGTTCTTACTCCCCAGTAAGTCTGCCACTTTAAACTCTGTTCATGAAAATCAAAGACTGATCTATAATCTTTAGTTGATATAGGATCATGCTCTGTAATTAGTTTAAATCCTGCATCATGTATTCTTGATCCATTTCCAAAGTCCCCTGTGTTAAAGGTAACCTCTTCTTTGGTAGCATCAATGTAAATATCTGCTGGAAGAAATAAAACATACCCTGCACTCATTGCGTCATTTACCGCAGGGCAGGCACGAATTGTTCCAAAATCTCTTGAAGGAACTTCTCTGTTTGGATCAATATTTAGATACCTTGGCATATCCTTAAACCACTTTGGCAAACACCTAATTGCTGGCTCTGGCTTTGGGCAGCCAAGTTCTTCAAACAGTTCTTCAAAATAAATATTTGGCATAGTTCTCCTAATTAAGACAGGGGGACGGTCGTGAGTTCCGCCCCCCTGCCAGTCTAATTACCAGTCTAGGTTCTTAGTTTCGCTAGAAGTAGGAGTATCAAATCCTAGATAGAATGACTCCTGCTCTGCATAAGTTACTTCACGAACAACCTTCTCAAGATTGTAAGGCTCAGTGCCAGTCCAATCAAACTTATCCTTGTCTGGATCTCCAGGAAGAAGGATATAGGTAGTGTCAGTTCCGCTACCCTGACGCTTCATGCGCCATACACGGTTGCTGATTGAACCAGTCTCAATTGCATACTCCTTTAGAGTATTGAATGCAGACTGCTTGCCTACGCCCTGTGACCAAACTGCCACATAGGGATCTTCTAGACCATCGTCTACGAGAAGATTCGTGTAGAAGCGGTAGCGAGCACGCCAGCCACTCTTAGGCTCCTTGCGAGCCATCTCACAGCCAAAGCAACGGCCCTCTGAATCGACCGTGCAGACTGCCTTACGCTTGTAATCCTTTGGATTCGTGTGCTCTGATACAACGATAGCGAGATCGCGTCCTGCATCAAAGTTTGGTGAATCCTCATCAAGTTCGTTAACGAAACGAACCTTTGCACTCTGACCATCTTCCAACTTAAGCCAGCGAACCTTAGTTCCCTCGCCTGCTGATGCTGATGGACGCTCAAGTGACTCCATTGCCTTCAAACCTTTCATAATACCCATATAAATACATCTCCTTAATACATTGCTAGTAGTGGGTCTTTCATCTTTTCTGTTAGTTTAAAGATATCTTCATCGGTCATATCGCCAATATCTTTAAAACGTTGTGGCAGTCCAATGACTGTAGCACGGTCCTTCATTCTCTTGACAATCTTATCTGTCATGGTTTGACCAGCATCGTCATTGTCTGGGATAACTATAACATTATTGAAGTACTTTGTCAATAGATCTAATTGAACCTTTGAGATATATACCCCAAGAGTTGCAATTGCTGGAACACCGCATTGATCAAGTCTGATAGCATCGAATGATGACTCAACAATATAAACTGAGTCAAATCTTTTCACACGATGAAGGTTAAATAGAACCTTTGACTTGGGTAGACCTGGAGTATGAATAAAGTTCTTACCCTCCACGCTACGACCAATGAACCCTACATACATATTGCCGTCAGGATTCGTTACTGGAATAGTAACCATATCCCTTTTCTCACTATATCCTAGTGAAAACTTATTTATAGAATCTACAGAGATTCTTCTACCTTCGTAATAACGAACAGCCCTTGGGCTTTCTAGTGCCTGAGTATTGAGTCTCTTAATCATCAACTCATCAAATGGGGTGTATTGTTCCTTTTCCTCAAGCATCTTCTCAAGGTTATCCACAATGCTAGTCTCTACCTTGGCAGAATCAACAAAGCGACTTGCCTCAAAGTAAGATTTCTGTGTTGTGTGCATCACAAGTTCAATTAATGAGCGTGATTCGTGGCAGGAGAAACAAAAGAATGTGCCCTTGTCCTTACTTACTTCCCCAGCAGGGGTACGGTAGTTGTTATGGTAAGGACAGAAAATCAGATAGTCTGAATCTACTTCTGATTCAATGGTGATTCCAGATCCTGATATGACTCGCCTGACTTGTTCTGGTGAGTATATATCGGCCTGTTCTTGTCTAAACCGTCTATACATGCGGCACTCTTCTTTCCTATATATGATCCGTATACACTTAATATAAATTCGTAATAGTTTCCTGTATATGATAGCGACCAATCTGGCTCTATGTCAAGACGTATAACGTATCCGTCATGTCTCATAGAATCAGCCAGCAGTCTAACGTACTCTTCTTTCATGCGGGGAATAAAGCGATCATCGTGAATCTGACCGTCTAAACAAAATCTCTTTATTCTTTTGTGCATGTAGTTCATATGACAAATTATACAGGACTATTCACAAATATAAGAGAATGACATGTGGAAAACGTCATCTGTGTCAATGTTTACTGGTGCAGAATGAGTGAATTGTTGATCTGCTGCATTGCTTCCTACTGCCCAAATAGTGAACGAACTACTTGCGGCAGAAAGGTGTCCTTTGATGCTGTAATGATCTGTACCCTGATTTACAACCTTGTGAATTGATCCACCATAAACATCTGTATGATACTTTGATGCTACAGGAAGGGTTAGGGAGTACTGACCACTTCCAAAGTTTGTTACAGTAGCAAATGAAACATAGATCTGAACGATAACCCAGTTGCCTATCTTAATGTAAGATCCTGTTGCTGGTGTTCCAGTAAATGTTAGACCAGTTGCAGACCAAACTGGGGAATAGGTTTTTACCTCAGTTGTCAGACCATCAGTGTCACCAAATGCTGGGTGAGTAAAACGTGCCATTAGGAGTTAGACTCCAATCCCACATAGATAACCGCTGCCTTCATATCTGCGGCTGATGCAACAACAGATAGGTGAGTGTTTGCAGGCAACTCAAGTGAGATTGCGTGATTTGGAAGGATTCTGTATCCATAATTAGTAGAGGTTACAGATTCGTTTCCAACATAGAGGTATCCAGAAGCATTGGCGTTCTGAATGGTAATATCCATTCCTGAATGACTCATTGCTGGTGTTACTGGAATTGCTGTCTGTCCTACTGTGTATAGATTGTGTCTTGTAGTCATACCTCAGTATACCATTCTACTCAAAATCCTTGTAGACAAATCGACCTGAGTCAAAGTCTACCTGAACCACGAACTCTCCTAGGAAGCCATTACGATTCTTCCTAAATACCGCCTCAAGAACGTCGCTATTGGCAGCACGACCAAGGGCTAGGAGCCAGTCAGCATCGTATGCAATCTGGCGTGACCATGAGGTCTGACCAAGTGTGGGTACGCTATTCATATCTGTAACATCATCAGGTGTGGCAGATGAGATAGCCACAATGGGAATCTGCTCAGAGATGGCAAGCAACTTAAGTTCACGAGAAAGGTTCTTCATCTTAACTACCTCGTTGTCTGTACGCTGATTGCTAGTCATAAGGTTAAGGTAGTCCACGAACACGATATCGGGCTTGTACTGGTCGATCTTGCCTCGCAGAACGCTAGGGGAAACCTCTCCAATACCATCATTAGAGATGATGTGGATACTGGGCTTACCCGCAAAAGTCTTTTCCATCCACTTCTTCATCATATCCGTCTCTACATCGCCACGAGACAACTTGCGATGGCTCCACATGCCCTGCCCAATAATGGCAAAGACACGGTTGCGAACCTCAGTCTCCGTCATTTCCAGCGAGACAATAAGCGGTGATTTGCCGTTCTTCCATGCTTGGACAGCCAAGTAGAGGGCCATCCAAGACTTACCAATAGCAGGATAAGCCAGAAGGACACCCAACTGTCCAGGAGTGATTCCTGCTGGCATGTAGTTGTCGAATCCTGCGAGTCCTGTGTAGATTCCATGTGTTCCACTATCCTGCATCCTCTTAATATTTTCGAAATAAGCAATCGCATCATCTACGTTAGACACATCAAGATCTCGTGCCGTGGAGGTAATGTGCTTAAGTCGTGCTGTTTCTGTCATAAGAACTTCAAGAGCAGCAGTAGAGTCTCCATCCTGTACCTGACTTGCAGCAGAACGCAGCATCACCTTGACATTATCATTCAAAAACTCTGTACGTAATTCATCTAGATGATGCTTGGTTGCCCCAGTATCCTTTGTATAATCAAAGTCTGGGAAGTTCTGCTGAACAATGTTGATAGGTGGAACTGTTTGATTTTGCTCGTAGTAGTTACGAATGAATTCCCAGATATCTTCATGAGTGCGTAGCATCTGACCAGCATTTGCCTGCAATAGAATATGAACCTGCTTATCATTAAGTACCGCCGAAAGAGTCTTTGCCTCTAGATTAGCCATTCATCCATTCCTTTGCCTTCTCACGCATCTCTGCTCTAAATTCCTTATCTTGCTTTTCTGCTTCCTCAGCAGAGATAATCTTCTCTACGTTATTGGAATACCAAGACCATGTTGGCCTCTGATTTACCTTGAAGTAGTATCTCATAGCATCACTAAGTTCGTCAAATGTAAAAGATTCTAGTAGCGCATCTGCTGCCCACTGTTCCTTGTTCTTATTTAAGACTGGCTTTGCTAGATCATTCATCTTGCAATGCCTCTCAAACAAACTGACAAGTGCGAATCTTTCCTTGCGATCTGCCACAATAATCCTTAAACGTAGATAGTAATGTAAAAGATGTTTTCATCATCAAGGTAGTTGACTACTGATGCTGACCACCAATCAACCTTATTCTTCTTTAGTAGTCGTGCTGCATTCTTAAGTGCTTTTGCTGGAGTTTCACCGTAGGCAATAAACACACGGCAGTTTTCATTTACTGCTTCATATGCTGTTCTCATGAAAGTTCATCCTTTGCTTCTTGTAGTTTCATAGTTAGTTCATTCTCCACCAGGGCGTATACACGATCTGATGCCTGTCGCGTGGTTTCTCCATCACGAACATGATCGCTAATCTGACAATCCAAACGTAGCGACTGGAAGTTACCAGTATTGAGGGTATAACCCAATGACCATTGGATCTTTGTTGGCTCCACCAGGAGTCCTTTCTCTAGTCGTTGTCACAAGCGTACCAGTGTTGGTACGGTCTTGTCAAGACTTACATCGTCTCACCGAATGTCGGAATGAATCTTCCGTTTTCATCCTTGACATAATAGATCATGCCGTCACCCATGGCATACCTTAGTTCTTGCTCTGTGGGTGTTTTATTATTTGTAATTAGACCATCTTTTCGTGCCCTGCCCATATGCGTCTGAGCCATAAGATTTCTGGCTTCCCAGATGTGATCTTCGCTGTAATAACTCAGATGATGAAAGGCTGTTACTCCTCCAGGAAGTTCACCCACTGGAGATGGTAGATATCCTTGCTTTACCAATCTAGGGATACTCTTCCTATGATAATTAAGAAGTTGTGCTGCTTCCGTTACAGTAAAGGCACGCTTTCTCTTTCGCTTGAATTCTATCATGGTTGTTGTCATATTGCAATCCTTTGTGCAATTGAATAAAACAACGATTCCTGAGGCACGACTTATGTGCGTAATCCTTACAAGATCATCATCAAGAAACCAAGTCCTACGTCTTGGTCTTTGAATTACTGGCAGATTGAGGCTTTCATTCTCATCTTTTCCATTTGCCACAGCCATGCGGATTCTCCATCAGTTTTGCTAAAGTCGTGATAAAACTTTCTATTGCCGCAACGAATACAAAAGGCTTCCATGTGATTGTGTTCTGAAAATGCACGATCAAGGAACATTCTTCCTTTGCATTTGGGGCATTTTATCATAGTGCAGGAATTATATCATGTAGGGATGCCAATGGCTGTGATATTGACAGTAGTTGTAACCTGACCAGCAGAGTTAAACTTAACAATTCCTTCAATTCTTGATGTAGTAATTGAACGAATGACTACCGTAACGTCGTCACCAACATCTGATGTACCACGATTTACTACTGTTGCAGTAGCAATTGGTGGGTACTTAAAGTCTGCGCTATATGAGAAAGTAAATGGCTTTGTTGTTCCTGCGGTGACAGACTCATTGGTAGCAATATCAACGTATCCTGCCAGAATCTTTGCTGCCCTTGTCTGAATTACCTGATCTCCTGCATCTCTTGTAGATACAGTTGTATAGTTATAGGTTGCTGAGGAGATCTCATTTGACACCTGGTTAATAGCGTCTGCAATTTGATAGATGTAGGTAACATCAAGTGGTTGACCACGGTCAGGTAGGGGGATTTTTGCCATAGGGAAATTATACCATTACAGAGTGGTTATTATTCCGCTATACATAAGAAAATCACTACCAGTATC